TTGTAGAATTTGTCAACAACTTTTTTGTACAATTAGGTCGCACCTACAAATATTGCAAAGAAAATACTTGACAAAAGTTGTAAACCTCGTATAATATAATATAACATGGGATTAACTAAAGGGACACACACGAATAAGCACACGATTGCACACAAGGTCATCACTAGTTAACCCAACTAATATAGGCAAAAGCCTTTAACCAGGGATAACATGATCGATCTTTTACTATTTCTATGTACATTAGTTCTATTTTTAGATTATATGCATAGATTTTATATTGCAAAAGATCCAGAAGACCCAGAAACTAAACGTTGGATTGCAGAAATAGAAGCAGACAAACGTAGAGAAGAATTTTACAAAGAGGATAAAGACAATGAGTAGAATCAGAGGACCCAAAGACAAAGAATACGGACAGAAAAATCTTGATGAAGCACCTAAGACTTTTAGTCAAAGGGCAAGTGAGAGACGTGCCCAAAATAAAGTTGATGCTGCAAAACGTGGACAAAAAATAAAAGACTTTTTCACTAAAAAAAATCCTGATTCACCAGGAGCACAGTTAGCAAAGAGAAAAAAAATTAAAGAAATTAAAGAACAAGAAAAGGCGACCAATAAAATAACTATGAATATTGGTAAAGATACTTCAAAATCTAAATCTGGTATAAATACTAAAAAAGTTGGATCTAGAGTAAGAGGTCCAAGAGATAGTATTAAAACTAAACCAGCAGCTGCAGCTACAATGGGTAAACCAAAAACAGATACAAAACCTAAACCAACATCATTTGCAGATGCATTTAAACAAGCAAAAGGTAAGAAGACATTTGAATTTAAAGGAAAGAAATATGCAAGAGTTACAGCAGACGAAGTTAAAAAAGCTGGGTTTGCATCTTTGAAAGATTATTTAAATGCTCCAAGAAAAACACAAATCGCAAAAAAATAAAATCAAAGAATTAGACTTCTTTGAGATAATGGAAATTGTAAACGCAAAACATGGATTCTACTATAGTAAAGACTCGAGAAAAAAACTTGACAGATATGCAAGAAAAGTTTCTAGACGCATTGTTCGGACAAGCCAAAGGAAACCTAAAACACGCAGCAGAATTAGCAGGTTATTCGGAGCATAGTTATCCAAAACTTGCAAAGAGTCTTAAGAAAGAAATTTTAAGTTTAGCAGAGGATCACCTCACCACACACTCTGCAAAGGCAGCTGCACGTCTCATAGACGCTCTGGACGAAGACGGGACCACTCCACACTCTAATATTCGTTTATCAGCTGCCACACAAATTCTAGATAGAGTTGGTATTATTAAGAAAGATCAGCTCGATGTTAATATGAAATCGTTATCAGGTATATTTGTATTACCTGCAAAAGATGGAACCAATAAAAATTAAAAAAAGAGCTAGGACTATTCCTTTTGGTTTTAAACAATCAGAAGATCCTAACTACATAGAACCTATCAAAGAAGAACTCGATGCTCTTAATCAAGCAAAAGAATATTTAAAAACTTGTTCTCTAAGAGAAACAGCAAGTTGGTTACATAGAAAAACAGGTAGATATATATCACATGTCGGACTCAAAAAAAGAATTAGTCGAACCTCCGAAACCCAAGAAGAAGAAAGTATACAAAGCGAGGGAATCGACAAAGCAGATTCTTGAACGAAGTAGAAAGAAAGTCGCTCAAAAAGAACAAAGTCTACGATCTGCCAAACGTGAAGCAGAAAATTTAAAAAATAAACTGTTAACTATAAACAAGGCACTAGACGGTAAAGACACTAAACTACTAACGGAAGACTTAATTGATAGTGCACCTAAACCCGTTCAAGATCATATTAAAGAGCAAGATGTAATCTTTAAACCTAACACAGGTCCACAGACACAATTTCTTGCCGCTTCCGAGCGAGAAGTATTTTATGGTGGTGCAAGAGGTGGTGGTAAATCATATGCTATGTTGGTTGATCCATTACGATACTGCCATAGAGCAACGCATAGGGCACTCTTAATAAGAAGGACAATGCCTGAGTTGAGAGATTTAATTAATCACTCACAACGTTTATACTCACGAGCATTCCCTGGAGCAAAATGGAGAGAACAAGAAAAAGAATGGCGATTTCCATCAGGAGCAAAAATAGAGTTTGGTTATGCAGAGAACATGACAGACGTTTTGCGTTACCAAGGACAATCGTACACATGGATAGGAATAGACGAGTTACCTCAATACCCTACTCCAGACATATATAATTTTTTAAGATCATCCTTAAGATCGGTTGATCCTGAAATACCAGTTTTTATGAGAGCAACTGGCAACCCAGGAAACGTAGGTTCACAGTGGGTTCGTGAGATGTTTGTAAATCCTTCTACGCCCAATGAAAAGTTTGATGTAGAAATTAGTACACCAGTAGGAGTTAGAAAGATTTCACGAAGGTTTATACCTGCTAAGTTACAGGATAATCCATACTTGATGCAAACAGATGATTATTATATCATGCTAGCATCATTACCAGAAACTCAAAAGAGACAATTTTTAGATGGAGATTGGGATGCATTTGATGACTCAGCTTTTCCAGAGTTTAAAAAACAAACACATGTGGTTGAAAGTTTTGAGATCCCTAAAGGATGGTATAGATTTCGTGCTGCAGATTGGGGCTATAGCTCTCCTGCTTGTTGCCTCTGGTTTGCTATTGATTACGATAATAATATTTGGATCTATAGAGAGCTGTATGTCACTAAGAACACGGCTGATCAATTTGCTAGAAAAGTACTTGAGTTAGAACACGGAGAGTATATTAACTACGGAGTATTAGATTCTAGTACATGGGCAAAACGAGGAGATGTAGGTCCTAGTATTGCAGAAACTATGATACAAAATGGTTGTCGTTGGAGACCATCAGATCGTTCTCCAAAGAGTAGAATTAACGGTAAATTGGAAGTGCATAAACGATTTACCCTTAATCCTGATACGAAAGAACCAGGTTTAATGATATTATCTAATTGTAGAAATTTAATTAGAACATTATCTACATTACCAGTCGATTCAAATAATCCTGAAGATGTAGATACAAAAGCAGAAGATCACGCATATGATGCACTTCGATATGGATGTATGAGTCGACCTCTTCATCCAGCTTATGCAAAACATTTTAAAAGAATAAATACACAAACTGAATTTAATCCAACAGATAAAGTTTTTGGATATTAATGCCACTAAATAAAAAAGGTAAGAAAATAAAAAAAGCAATGGAAAAACAGTATGGCAAAAAGAAAGGCCAGGCTGTTTTTTATGCTATGGAAAATTCTGGAAAATTAAAAGGTGTCAAAAAAAATAAAACTACCAAAAAGAAATCGTAAAAATTTTCCATATAAACTTGTCATGGTTTGGTGGGAAGATATTATATCTGATTCTAGTTGGGAAGATATTATAGAAATTAAAAAAGCTAATACTTCAGTTTGTTGTAGTGTAGGGTGGTTGATGCATACCGACTCAGTGCGTACAATTGTTATGGCAGACTTTAGTTGGGAATCCGATGGCTCTATAAAACAAGGCGGATGTTATACTACAATTCCTACAAAAAATGTCATCAAGACAAAACAAATAAAAATATAGACAATCGTAATTAGGAGAATATAAAATGGAAGCAAATTTTGATCCAAAAGCAAAAGTAAAACAAGGACAGTTTAGTGATGCACCTGATGGAAAAAATCCAAACAGGGAACATACTAATATTGATTTTACACAGCATGCACCAAAAAAATATCAAGAGTATGACTATGATCCAGTTGTACCTTCAAAACCTGGTGCTGAACATGTGCAAGATTCTTTGTTTAAAATGGCAGATGAAAAAGATTACTAATGGCTGAAGATAACGGAAATAAATTAGGACCTAAAAGCAACTTCATAGCTGAAGTATATGCTAATATGGAAACTAAAAAAATTGTAGATAAAGTTAAAAAAGTTATAAAACAATTTGGTAATAAACCAAAAGAAAAACCAGGTAAAAAATATGGTATTCATGATTTATTAAAAGGTGATGAATACAGACCACCAAAACCATAAGGAGAAAAATATAATGTTTATATTTCCAACTTACAAACAAGTAAAAGAATATTGGACAAACTTCAACGACAATTTTACAAAATTTATAAAAGATTGGCAAGAAGATATATTAAAAAAATAAGGAGACATAACTATGATGAAAAGATACATGCATGGAGAACTTGCACCTGATGCACCAAAAAGACCTAACGATGCTATGGAAATAGATCCTAATTCAAAAGTGAATCAAGGAGACATGGCTGGAGATCAAAATGATGCAAAAGGTAAATCAAAATCTAAAGTAGATCCAGCAATTTTTAGAATGGCTGAAGAAAGAGACTACTAATTAAATAAAACATGGCTGACGATAAAGATAAGAGAGAAATTTATGTGGACAACAATCTCGTTGGCTATATAAGAAATAAATTTCAGGAAGCAGAGACATCTAAAATATATGATGAAAAAAGATGGCTCAAGTCTTATAGAAACTATAGAGGTATCTATGGTCCTGAAATGGCTTTTCGTGAAAACGAAAAGTCTAAAGTATTTGTTAAAATTACAAAAACAAAAGTTCTTGCATCTTTTGGTCAGATCATAGAAGTTTTATTTTCTCAAGGAAAGTTTCCTTTAGGAATAAAACCAACATCTGTTCCAGAAAATATTGATGAATACGCAAGAATGGTTACCCCACAAGAAAAACAAATGTCTGGTGGTGATAGACCTTCGCCTGTAAATCCAAATCCAAAAAACTCAGATGTTGTAAAAAGTTTATATGGATTCAATGGTGATGGGCAAAGTATTCCACCAGGAGTTACTGCAAGTGATTTAATAAAAACAATTGCACAAGACTATGAAGAATTAGGTTTTGAAGAAGGTACATCAATTCAAGGTGAACCACAAATAGAACCAGCTCATATGGCTGCTTCTAAGATGGAAAAACTTATTCATGATCAATTAGAAGAATCTAATGCAATTACTATTTTAAGACATACATTTTTTGAAATGTGTTTAATGGGCACTGGTATTTTAAAGGGGCCTTTTACTGATACAAAAACATATGGTAGTTATGATAGAGTAAATGATATTAATGTTTATGTAGGTAAAACTAAAACAGTACCAAGTATAGAAGCAGTATCTTGTTGGGATTTTTATCCTGATCCAAATGCTACAAGTATTAATGATGCAGATTATGTCATACAAAGACATAGTTTTAATAAACAGCAGTTAGCAGATTTAAAAGAAAAACCTATGTTTAATGCTGATGCTGTTCAAGCATGTTTAGATGAAGGACCTAACTATCAAGTTAGAGGATATGAATCTTCTTTATATGATAGAGAAAATATTACTAGTATTTATAAAAATAGATTTGAAGTTTTAGAATACTGGGGTATTATAAATAAAGACTTATTAGAAGAAGAAGGTCTTGAATTTGAAAGTGAAGAAAATTTTGTTCATGTTAATATTTGGATTTGTGGTGGTCATGTTATTAGAATGGTTGAGAATCCATTTACTCCAAAAAGAATTCCATACTTAGTATGTCCATATGAATTAAATCCATATCAATTTTTTGGTGTCGGAGTTGCAGAAAATATGGAAGACTCACAGCAAATTATGAATGGTCATGCAAGAATGGCTATTGATAATTTAGCTTTAGCAGGTAATTTAGTATTTGACGTTGATGAAACAATGTTAGTTCCAGGACAAGATATGAAAATATTTCCTGGTAAAATATTTAGAAGACAAAGTGGTCAAACAGGTCAAGCAGTTCATGGAGTTAAGTTTCCTAATACTGCATATGAAAATTTACAAATGTTTGATAAGTTTAGACAACTTGCAGATGAATCAACAGGTATACCTTCTTATTCACATGGAACAACAGGTGTACAATCTACAACAAGAACAGCAGCGGGTATGTCTATGCTTATGGGTGCTGCTGCATTAAGTATTAAAACAGTTATTAAAAATATAGACGATTATTTAATCAAACCCCTAGGTGAAGCAATGTATCATTTTAATATGCAATTTACTGATGATGCTCCACAGATTAAAGGTGATTTAGAAGTTAAAGCACAAGGAACTTCTTCACTAATGCAGAAAGAAGTTAGATCGCAAAGATTATTAACATTTATGCAAACAGCTTCTAATCCTACATTAGCACCATTTGTTAAATGGCATACATGTCTAAAAGAAGTAGCAAAGGCTTTAGACATTGATCCTGATCAACTAATAAATGATCCAGAGAAAGCAGCAATCTTTGCACAAATAATGGGAATGGTTAATGCAAATCAAAACAATACAGCCTCTACTGGAGGACAAAGTCAAATGGGGCAGACTGGAGGAGTACCTCCTGGAGCTTCGCCAACAGATCCAACAGGAGCTGGAGGTAGCAACATCGGAGTTGGTAATGTACCGATGCCAGGGGAAGCTGGCTTTAGTTCGCCAAATACTCAACCTCAAAGACGCACACAAACGCAATAAAGAATATGGTAGCTAAACTAACAAGGAATCAGTTTGGAGTTTATGAATATCAAGATGCTGCAGTTACATCAGCACCTATAAATAATGTTGATCAGTTTGAAGCATATACAGGAACTCAAAAAACAACTTTAGCAACAGGAACTACAGACTTAGGAACTCAAACTCAAAGTTTACTAAGAGAAGCACCTGGTCAAATGGATATTGTAACAGATCCACAAACAGGTGAAACTAAAACAGTTGCAAGAGGACAAACACCAGTTGATATACAACAACAAGCAATTGATACAAGTAAAGCTCTAACTCCAAGACAATCACCTTTTGAAAAAATACAAGGTATTACTTCTACTAGACAAGATACAGGATTTACTCCTGATGCTTATCTTAATAGAATTCAGCAAATGCAAAATGATGCATTAAAAGCTCAAAGAGTAAATACACTACTTAAAGGTGGACTAGATCTAGGAGTTGCATATTTAAAAGGACCTAAACCTTTAAACATTCAACAAACAACTACACCATTATTAAATGTAGCAGCTACGCCAGTTGGGCAAAACACATTAGGTGGAGTTGGACTAGCTGGAGGAATAGGTTATGGTATATCAAGAGCTTTAGGTGGGGATAAAAAAGAATCAACAGCTGCAGGAGCAGGAGCTGCAATCGGAACAGCTGTTGGAGGACCAATAGGTGGAGTTGTTGGAGGTACAATTGGTAGAGTTGTTGGTGGTAGAGTTATTTGTACAGAATTATATAATCAAGGTTTAATTAGTAGAAAAGATTGGGCGTTAGATTTAAGATTTACAGAATCACATTTAACACCAGAACATATTAAAGGATATTGGTACTTTGCAATTCCTGCAGTTAAATCAATGAGAAAAAGTAAACTATCAACAAAGTTTTGGAAACACATAGCAGTAAACAGAATTAAAGATGTTAAGTGGAGATTAGGAAAAGGTAAATTTAATTTATTAGGTAGAATATATAGTTCTATACTTGAACCTTTATGTAAATTTACTGGTAAATTTGTAAAAGAAAAAGATTATCATAAGGAGTTATACGCATAATGGCTATTGACGCAATGGGAAGACCAACAACAACTGGTATGATGGACTCAAAACCTAAAATTCCAAAAGCACCAAATCTAAGTAATTTAAAACCTGCAAAACAAACTAGAAAAAATATGCCACAGCAAGCTCAGCCTGTAATGCAAGCAAAAGCTCCTACAACTCAAGAAGAAAAAATATTATCTAAATTTCCAGGTTTAAAAAATTTAACGGTTGAAGATAATGCAGTTTTAGATACTGTGCTATCTCCATCTGTTAAAACAGCGATAGTTAAAATTGCACCAGAGTTAAAAGAAATTATAAACTCATTTGGTACAAATGAACCTAACGTTGTGATTCCATTATCAATGGCAACTAAATATGCAAGTGCTAAATATGGTGGTGAAGGTCAAGAAGCAATTCAAAACTTTACTAACGATTTATTAGCACTTAATGATTTAGACATTGAACAAATGCAAAATCAGATGGAACAACAAACAACTCT